GATAAACTGTTTCGTGATCCTTCCTTGTACTTGAATCCAGCAGCCAAGATACAGTCTTATACGCGTGGCAATCGCACACATCAATTTGGTTCTGCCGGTGCGGACAATTCAATTCCGGTAGCGGAAAGTCGCTTTACGTTGATGTGTGATCTTGGCGTGATTGACTTCCCGCCGATTGTCCCGGACGTGCTGGAGACGATCCACATTGAAACGAGATACCCGACTGCTGACACTGACCCGGCAGAGGTCCAGCAGATCAGCGCTCAGTATGACATTCCACAGAACAAGGAGAAGAAAGATGAAAGTGTTTCCAAAAAATGATGATGTCCGCAGGGTTCTTTATCATCCGGCGGCTGGTCATTTTCGTGCGGAAGGTCCGGCTGACTGGCCGGATGACGCGTTTACCAATCGGCGCATTGCCGATGGAGATATCTACAAGGAAGGCGGGGGCGATCCGATGATGAAAGAAAAGTCGCCTCCCCAGCGTAAGCCTGCCAAGGCTGAGTAGAAATTTAACCACCAAAGGAGGGCAGTATGCCTATTTCTTTTAATCAGATACCAGCCAATTGGCGGATGCCGCTCTATTGGGTGGAGCTTGATCCGAGCAAGGCTGGGCTTGGCCTGACGCCCGGTCGTTCATTGCTTGTTGGCATCATGACTGCAGCGGGCACGGCTACGCCTGATGTGCCTATAGCCTGTGCTTCGCAGGCGCAGGCGGATGCTTTGTTCGGTGCCGGTAGTCATCTGGCCTGCATGTTCAAGGCTTTCTTCGCTAATAATTGGGCGAATGAAGTCTGGGGCTTGCCGGTAGCAGAGCCGACCGGCGCACCTGCAGTCGGTACGATTACAGTGGGCACACCGCCGACTGCGGCAGGGACGATTGATCTGTACATCGCTGGGCGTAATGTACCCGTCTATGTGGCAGCGACGGACACCGTTGATATCGTGGCGTCGTCAATTGAAGCTGCAATCAACGCCGATAAGAATTTGCCGGTGACGGCTGCAGTCGCTACCGGTGTCGTCACCGTGACGGCCAAGTTCAAAGGGACGCAGGGCAACGATATCAAAATTTCTGACAATTACTACGGCACGGTTGGCGGTGAGACTATGCCAGCGGGTGTGACGTTGACTTATGTGCAGTTGACGGGCGGTACCGGTGAGCCACTGTTTACTGATGCAATCAGTTCACTTGGTGAAACGGAAATTGACTATGTTGGTATGCCGTTCACGGATTCCACTTCTATGCTGGCGTGGGAAACTGAGTTCGGTTTTTCGGACACCGGTCGCTGGGGATTCATTCGTCAGCACTATGGCCACCTGTTCAATGCCAAGCGTGACACGTACATGAACCTGCTGCTGTTTGGTGAAACGCGTAACAGCGCGCAGATGTCCGTGCTTGGTATCGAGCCGGGTAGCCCGACGCCTGCCTATGAGTGGGCGGCGGCATACACTGCCAAAGCTGCGCGAGCACTGGTCAATGACCCAGCGCGTCCGTTGCAGACTTTGTCACTGGAAAGTTGTCTGCCAGCACTGTCGCATTTCCGTTTCCTGCTTTCGGAACTGAACGGTCTGTCGTTTGCCGGTATTGCCACGCAGCGTACGGCTGTGACTGTGCCAATGATCATGCGGGAAAATACTACGTACACCCGCAATCTGTATGGCAATTCTGACGACGCTTACGAGCTGGTCACAACGCTGGCAACGCTCGCCAAGCTGCTGCGCAATCAACGGCAGGCCATCACCAGCAAATATCCACGTCATAAGCTGGCCGATGATGGCACGCGGTTCGGAGCCGGACAGGCGATCGTTACGCCCAAGATCATCAAGGCGGAGTTGGTTGCGCAATACCGCATTGACGAGTTCAACGGTCTGGTTGAGAACGGCAAGGCGTTCAAGACCAACCTGATTGTTGAACGCGATCCCAATGATCCGAATCGCGTCAATGTCCTCTATCCGCCTGATCTCGTCAACCAACTTCGAGTGTTCGCTGTGCTGGCTCAGTTCAGGCTCCAGTATGACCGTGGCCTTGATACGGTCGTAGCGGCGTAATGGACCCGCAGGGAGTTTCCATAATCATCTTGCTAGTGCTGTTCGGTCTGGCAGCACTAGCCTGTTCTCGCCCATAGAAAGGATTGAAACATGGCGCAAAGAATAGCAGGGATTGCCTACCTTAAAGTGGACGGCAATCAATATCCGTTGCGGGGAAATTTTACGATTACTCCGTCGGTGATCGAGCGCGCTGGTCTTGCCGGTCAAGACTACATTCACGGCTATAGTGAGCTTCCACGCGTGCCTTCAATTGAAGGCGACGTGTCAACCGTGCCGGGGTTGTCAATCGAGGACTTTGAAGCTCAGGTCAACGTGACTGTCACGGCTGAGCTGGCAAATAACTCGACTTACGTGTTGCGTGAGGGCTGGTGTGTATCTGCCCTTGCTATTAACGCCCGCGATGGTCTAGTCAGGATCAAGTGGGAAGGCATCAGTTGCGATGAGATTCAGTAGATGGTAGATGAAACAGAAGTACCCAAGCCTGAAGAGCCAAAGCAGGTCAATGGGGCAGAAGTTACCAACGAGCTTGTGATACCCCTGCGCAAGAAAGTTATTGCGCACGGCGAAGAAGTACAAGAACTGAAATTCCGCGAGCCAACTGCAGGCGACATTGAAATCTGCGGTACGCCTGTCATGATTGACTTTTTGACAGGCGAGCAGCCCAAGATGACGTTTGAGACGAAGGCGATGTTCGCCATGATGTCACGGCTTGCGGGAGTGCCACCCTCTACGATCAAGCAACTGCATCCAAAAGATTGGGGGTATGCAGCCTTGGCTCTGGCGCATCGTTTTTTTATTCCAGAGATGTAGAGGACAACTTTATCCTAGACTGTTACAGGCTCGCAAAATACTACGGGCGCAATCCGCGCGAGTTCTTGGATATGCCGTTTTCTGAAATAGCGCGGCACATCAAATGGACGTCGCGATTGGAGGAGATATTGAGGCCGGTGGACGACGACAATGGCTGATGATTTTGACTCTGATGCCATGCTGGCGTTCTTTGGCCAGATGGGAAAAGAGGTTGATGGTTTAAAAACAAGGATTACCAGTCTCAGTGAGGCTGGTAGTGCCATGAAGAAAATGACTGACGAGACCGAAAGGTTTGGTCAGACAATTCAACGCCATACGCGTGGCGCGATGCGCGGGATGGAAGGCGCGGCTAGTCATCTGGCCACCGTGATTGGCGGTGCCGGTGGCCTTGCTGCCATGTTCGTGGGCGCTGCAAAATCACTGGATGCATTTGCCGTCGGTGCATTGCAGAATAGAAATTTTGCAATCAATACTGGCTTTGCTGGCGAAGCTTTGAAGAAAATGCGCCTGCAAATGTCTGCGGCTGGCATCAGCGCCAATGAAGCCAGTCAAGGCATTGGCAATATAGGAGCCAAGCTGCAGGAAGTCTTGGCTCTGCAGGAGACGTCCGGGTTTTATCGTTCGCTGCAGGCCAGTAGTCCGGCACTTGCTGAACAAGTTCGTCAGTTGATGAACGCTGGTGATCAGCAAGGCGCGCTGAACGTATTGCAGGAAGCGTATAACAACGGCGGTGAACGCTTCAAGGCTTGGTTGCCGACTGTTACCGGCATGACCAGAGCGCAATGGGAGTCACAGAAAGTTGGCTTGAAAGGATTGATCGAGCCTTGGAAAATCAGCAAGGAGTCGGCTTTAGAATATCACAAAACAATGGTCAATCTCGAAACTATTTTTGATGGCGTCTGGAAAAGTGTGTCTGCATCAATGCTGGAAGGCATTTTAAAATTGACCGGCACAGAAGGCGGGATGGAAGGGTTGAATAAAAAAGCAAAGGCGTTTGCGGAAGGCTTCAAGAAGTATTTTGACGGTCCAGTCATGGACACTTTGAAGACAACGTATCGAGAAGCCAAATTTATTATCGACGTTATAAACAAGTACGTTCCCGCTGACCTCACCGTTGGTAAACTTGCGACCGCCATGAAGCAACAGCCAAGCGGGATTGAGGGATATACAGCCAAGAGCGGAGCTGGCATTGGACCGATGCAAGGCATGGTTAAATTCTATGATTGGTTCACCAAGCTGTTCAGCACTGAGGCACATGCTGGTGAATATGAGCCGGGTGCTACCTTGTTGCAGCAGGAAACTGAAAAAGATTCCAGTAAAATCTTAGCCGATATGCGTGACATATTTGTCAAGTGGGATGACGAGCTGGTCGGTGGCGGCATTGGCGGAGGCTGGGGCGGCAAAGGTGGAATGGGCGGCGGCGGCGATGGTGCCAGCCCTGAAAGCGGCCAAGGCGGGCCAGCACAATTGAACGATGAAGGCGGCAAGGTCATCGATGCTGATACGATGAAGCAAGCAGAAATGCTTGGTCGTGCTGGTGACGTTGCCGGGTTGCAAAGATTATTTGCGCAGCGCGGTTACAAGATGAG